TGGCGTCAACCATAGCAGAAAGCTGTTCAATAGGCTTTCTCTTGGAACGCGTCGTTCCCCGGGACGGAGGGAGGTCTTCCTGCCTCCGTTCTCACGGGGTCCGTAAACCTGTTTTCAGGTTTTCGCGTCCTCAGCTTGCGATGCACACGGGTGAGCGTGTGTACATTTCCTTTCTTCGGCATGTTCATGCGGCTCCGGCCTCTCAGCGGGCAAAATGGTGTAAAGCCATTCAACCCACTTGGGAGGCCATTTGGGCCGCATTGTCTTTGCTCGAAGTTCCAATTTCTTTGAGCGACGTAGAGTCGATTCGTCGGTGGGTGACAGTATCCATTGTCGGGAGCGGTCCTGGTTTCGTCGCCAAGTGTTTTAAGGCACTTGCGAACCGGGCCCGCTCCTTGGCAGCCTCCATTGGAGGTCCTGTCCCGACCGAAGTTAGACACTTCGCCGCTCCTCCTCCACTCCACCCTGGTTCCCCTTGGGCCTTCTCGCGTATTTTGCGAAAGATACGGCGTAGCCGGACGGGAGTAGCCCGAGCAAGAGAGCTTTGCCAGCTCTCTTCGCTTGCGAGGGCACTCCCTCCAGCCGACGACGCCATATGCGAGAAGGCTTTGGAGGATCACAGGGAGACACTTGCCCGGAAGGTGGTTACTCCACCTTCCACCATAGACGAATTGCGTCGGTTCTCTGAAAATTGGGGAAGGCGGTTTGGGCGTTTTGCCAATACGTCGGTAGCTTCTCTCAGCGCGAGTTCCTCTGCTTCCTTGGACTACAGCCGAAAGCTCGGCGGCCTTCGGGCCGACTTGCGATCGGTTGTAGATACATGGAGCAGTGAACCGGCTGGGAGGCCTTCCGACGGTGCCCACCCCGCCCCTACTTTTCAGGACCCGACTCGCTTCACCGCTCAAGGTGAGGCGAACAGGCGACAATTTGAAAGTTCGGGTGTCATTCCAACCCGGGATACCGTTGAGTATGTGGTCAACATACTTCAGGATCCGGATTTGGAACGATCCCGTGTCGCTCGTGTAATTCGCGATGGTTCCCTCCGCAAATTTGTGTCCCGGACCGGACCTCTTCCATGTAAGGCCGAAGTAGTACGCGAACGCGGGTTTAAGGCCCGTGTGGTAACTAAATCGCCTTCCGACGTGGTCGAGGTCGGCCATCTCGTTCGTAGTGTGGTTTGGCCGATGCTGGAAAAGGATCCGAGGGTCCGGGCATCGCTGGAGGGCGGTCGATTGGAAGAGGTCTTTTCTGACCTCGCTTCCAACCGCATCCAGTGCCCGGTCTCCCTTGGAAAACTTTTCCTGGTATCGGCTGACCTCACCAAGGCGACGGATGGTTTCAGTCGGGACTCCATTTTTGCGGTATGGGAGGGTATTTGTGTCGGAGCTCAACTCCCCGCAGACGTTCAGCAACTTGGCAGAGTGCTGCTTGGCCCTATGCGCGTCGAATATGACCACCTGGAGGTTCTGGATACAGAGGGTGGGTGCCTGATGGGGCTCCCACTTTCTTGGTTTATCCTCAATATCATTAACCTCTGGGCTTGCGAGTCCTCTATTCGTGAGGCGTGTCTCACAGTTGGTTTGCCGAAGGAGGCCATGAGGGACCTCTTCCGGTTCGCCACCTGTGGGGACGACCTCGCGGCTGTTTTGCCAGCCGCCGCACATAATGGGTACGAACGTAGGGTAACCGACGTTGGAAGTGGCCTTTCGGCCGGAAAGCACCTCGTGTCGAACCACCTTTTGCTCTTTACAGAGCAAATGGCTTGGTTCGAAACTGAGGAATTTCCGGCCCCGGCCTATTCCATCTTTGGTTGGTTGAAACCTGGCTCGGCTGTCCCGAAGGATTTCCGGCCCGGTTACCTCGCTTTTGTTGCTGTCCAGATGGTGGACTACGTTCCCGTGCGTAGCCTCATCCACCCAGGACATTTTGCAATCAAGCGGGTATCCGGGCCGGTACCTTTCGAGTTGCCGAGCTGGGCCACCTCTGGTCCCGCCATATCCTCGGCTATTCCTGCTTGGTGCTCTCTCTGGAAACAGAGAATCATCAGCAGATTGGCTCGGGTATTGCGGCCAGAGGTAGCAGCCCTCCAAAGCGTCGGTATCCCTCCGTTCATTCCGCGGGAGTTGGGAGGAGGGGGGTTTCCTCCGCCGAGGCCCGGCAAAGCACTTCATGACGCCCCCGAATCTTACCGTCGGTTCCTCTTCCGAATTCTGGTAGATCACCAGAATTCGGTAGGCGAACCCGTTGAAAAGATCCGGAAAATTGTAAACATGTGGCGTACATGTGGTGTAGCCGGGGACCTCCTTTCGGATGCTCTTACCGAAGCAAAAGAAGAGCTCAAAGTACGACCTCTGTTGGAGTCGCCCGAAGACGGCAGCCTTACGGAAAGGCTGTCGACCGTCTTGGACGACCATTTGACACTGACAGAGGACGACGCTGTGCTCCGCTTGGCTTCGGTTTGGGCACCAGCATTGGGAATAGCCGGTTTCAATGAGGGTCGCCCCTATTGTCAACCGTTTTGGTCCTTTGCTGGTAAATTCCGAAAGGAGGTCTTGTCCTCCGCTTCTACCATCGTTGGTAGAGGGAAACCCCTGAAGAATGTGGAAGAATCGGGATTGGTAACCCGATTCAAGGAAATGTGCGCCGGCCCGGTGGTTTTCGTTCCTAGGGAACGGATACCACCGGGGCTCGGTGTGTGCATCGTAGGCATGCCTTCCCGTAAAGGGAAGATCGCTGGACTGCACCGACATAGTCGGTCCAGCCGCATGGAACGAAAACAGGTTAAGCCGACTGACGTAACCTCCGACGAGTACCCAGAAATGGGTAACGAAGGAGATTATGGAAG